GCATCGCTTGTCCTTGACAAAATCAAGCTCGCCGCTCCGAGCCCGTCTTCGCGGATGTCAACCACTTTAAAGGTCTCATCCCTTATGATGACCGTATCATTAACAAGTGGAATACGGTCCAAACCATTAAGTTGAATCCCGACAATCGGCTGAGTTGATGTTACAAGACGTTCGGTGTCGGGATCAACAAAACTAGCATTATTATCAAAAATTCCTTTGATATTAAACTCATCACCCTCTTGAGTGATGAATTTAATATCTTCGCCCAGCGTTTTCATCGCTGAGCGAATTATTTTATCGGTGAACTTTAAAAAATTCATTCACTTAACTTATGCAGGTTTTTGAACCAAAGCCACTTTGGCCTTGGCATCAGCATCGGCTGAATCTTCTGTGAACCAACCAAGTTCATCATTGGCACCGCCCCCATCATCGGCTGTGACAAGTCCAGAAGCTGGGATGACAAAGGCTTTTTTACCCTGAGAAGCCCCACTTCCGGCCGAAGTGTCTGCGTCAAGTTCATACTCGCCGACTAAAATAAGTGCGAATTTATCATTTTCATCCGCACTTGCAGCCGGAACTCCCCACATATCACCCACTTTTTCAAGTTTGCCAGATGTAACCCCACCACTCGGGGCCGTCGCTGTTAATTGTTCGCCGCTTGAAATTCCATTTGTTGCCATAAAGTTTTCTCCTTAATTAAAGTCAATTCTTAATTCACACCTTCACGCGGCTAGCTTATTATTCGCTAGCTCCACCTTCATTTTTTTGCAGTCCGCGAAATTCAATCACGCGCGCGGCCACATCATGACGAACTTTGAGCTCAATGCCTTCGACTTCAAAACCCTCTCTTTGTTCAAGGACAGGGCCGTCATTTCCTTCCAACGTTCCAAGCTCAATCATGTCGATGTCATCAACAGTTGCCGATGTGTACCAGTCGTCAGCGTCACCTTGGCTTGAAAGACGTGGCTCTGAAGCCACTTGAAGTCGGCCCGCAAAAGGGTTTGGATCATCCTCATTTCTTGGAGTGATCTGAGTTACAAGTTTGTCAGCATCTGTTTCAAGCTCAGGGGGAACGACTAACCAACGCATTGGCACGTTGAGAAGGCGTCCGTTGAGCCCGGTTTGCTTTCTCATGTTAGCCCTCATTGTGGCAAGTTGAGCGACTCCGGGCACCCCACCTGGATCAACCAAGTTATTATGAGCGGCACTGAAAAGTTGATTTCCGTCAGCCATTACAGGATTTGATGTGATCTGTTCCCAAACAAGATCACTCTCAAGATCAGCGGCAGCCCGACCTTGAAGTTGTGGAATTCGCCCGAAAGCGTCTAAGTCATCATTGACAATCGCTTGCCGTGTGACCGCAATGATTTTTCCAAAAGTCTTAAGAGAATATTTCTCAGCCTGTTCGCCGACACTTCCTCGTTTGATTTCACCATTTTCGGGAACTTCTTCGAGATCGGGGGCATCACCGAGTTGAACACGACTAACTTCTTTGAAATCACTCAAGCTGACCCTGCGGGTCATGAAACCAAAGGTTTGAGGAGCGGCATCAAAAGAATCCCTGAGAGATTTGTTGACTGTGTTGGCCAAGACTTCTGGAAAATCAGAAGTCGAGTGAAGTGCCACACGTGTGAGCTCCCATTTACTCATGCTACGTATATTGTGGCCTGCCGCGCGCGCAAACTCTCTCGCACAATCTAAAAGAGTCATATAGCGAAATTGTTTGGCCTCTTCGGTGAGTTTATACCGAGATGAGTTTGCTCGGTAAAGGATTGCATCACGAACGCCTGTCATTCGAGCTTCACGCTCATTGTCTTTTCCGACAATGATATCCGGGTTTGCGTTTTGTGTTGGAACTCTTTGGTCTCTTTCAGCCAATTGGTCGATCACAAGCTCTCTTACTTTATCGGCCGCATAGCCGTCTGCAATATATTCTTGAGCTTTTTCATCTGAAAGGCCAGCTTTTCTGCAAGCTTTCAAAATCTCAGACACCCGTTTTCTTTCTTTCTCGGTGACTTCTTTTTCAACCTCACCCCTAACTTTTTCAGGATCAACCTGTGGAGTTGTTTCTTGTTTTTGTGGATCAACTGATTGAGGCTCAGCTCTTCCGGCTTCAGGCTTTTCGACTTTGGGCTTTTGGTTGTTTACCTCTGGCATGGAATTTCCTCCGTTTGGATTTTTTAAATTATCATTTTCTCGAAATATAATTTCACATTTATTTCGCGTATCCTCTTGGCGTTTTCTTACTTGCGCTCCTGGATCGGCTCCAATGGGCACAAGTGAAACTTCAAAAGGCTCCCAATCAACTGCATTCAATATCCGAAGCCCATCATCCGTCAAGCCAATTTCTTCAAAACGATGAACTCTATAACCAACAGAAACATTTCTTAAAATGCCATCTTCAATATCTTGGAAAATTGGATCAACGTCATCACGGCGCGACATTTTCACTGTGGCAATGCCGATCCCATTTTCAATTCTAGGGTTTTCGATCACACCCAAAACGTCTGAAACAGCAAAACTTTCATGTGTATTTAAAAATGGAGCGCCTGACTTTAGTCTGCCCAGACGAATGTTTTCTTCTTCCATCGAAAGCCGTTCAATAAAATCTTCTCCAAAACCGAAAAATGTATTGCGTTTGACCTCAGCACCTGTACTGAAAATAATATCAAATGTTCTATTGTCTTTGTTAAGGCTTTGAGGCCGCACGGCCATTTGTCTGGAAACAATATCGGCATCGAATGATTTCCGAGAAAATTCTTGAGCCGTTTTTCTCTCTTCTCCATTATCAATCATGTCAATAAACCTCCCTGCGGCATTAAAAATTTCATCATCGCCGGTCTGTCCAGCTCTTTGACGTATAGCAATAAGACCTGAACGGAAAACCGTTGACTGGCCGTCTTGAAGTTTTGCAAATGGGAAAGCCCATCCTGCTTTTGTGTCAGACTCGGCATCTGTTTCTCTTGCTAAGTGATGTCTGCCAAATCTTTCCCAATCAGAATCATTTGCATCTTCCGGCTCGCCGCCTAAAATTTCATTGCCATCTTCGGCCGTAAACTCCCAGTCGGTCTCAGTGTCAACATCGCCTGCATTAATCCGGGCTTCCGCAAAGTCGACGCCCGGTTGGTGCAAAACATTCGGCATTATTCATTGTCCTCTTCGGCTTGCGGCGGCAAATTGGCCTGAGCCGGGTTGATTAAAAGCTCTGAGTGAAGACTTCCACTTTGATTAGTCTTGCGTGGATCTGTGTCAAGCGTCAAGCCAAGTTCTTCAATTCGATTAAAGTCAGCTTGAAGCTCATCAAGTTGATCTTCGGGGTTGCCACCTTGATTTCTGACAGTTTCACTCAATGTTGTCAGTCCAGCTCGGATCTCTTTAATCTTTGCCGGCACCTCTTTAGTCGGATCAATCATTTGTCTTCTAGGTGCCGTCCATGAAGCTGATAAACCGCTAGAATCCATGCCGATCATTTCAGCACCTTCCAAAAACCATTCAAAGGCTCGGTCTAAAAACATCGGAACGATTAAATTCCAGCGCCATGAATCAATATTGCGGCCAGATTCAAGGTGTCCCATTCGAGCACTTGAAAAATTAACATCACTTAAGTCACCCGTTAATGCTTCGAAACTCACCCCTAAACCTGCCGCGATTGAACGAAGTAAAGCATTCAAATATTCTTTATAGTTTTCAACTCCCGGGGGGTTAGCTAAAGTTATATCTTTGCCCGGCGGAAGATGTTCAATGGTGCCTGGCTCCAAAGTGTCACCAAGTTCTTCCATTTCCTCATCTGTCGCTGTCTCCTGAGATTCGAAATCTTTGACAAAAGCTGTAAAGCAAGCAGCTATTTTTTGCCGAACCAGTTGAGCGTCTTCAAAATCATCCAGATCTCGAAGTTTGAGCATGACTGGAGAAAGCCAAGGAATGCCCCTGATCTGCCCCGGTCTATCTTGTCGAAAGACATGAGCTACTTCGTCGGCCGGCACGGCATTTGATCTAAGTCTTGTCCTTACATTTTGACCAATTCGATTCACACCCGGGTGATGTTCAAATAAATGAAAGGCCACTGGCTTTCCTGTATCTTGGTCGAGTTCAACACCTTGAATGACAGGGTTTCCCCGACGCGTCACGTTTTTAAGTGTGTTGATATCATCAAGAAAGTCGCCTTCTAAAACCTGAAGTTGAATTGGCGGGAGCCCCCGGTCATTTCGAATAATTCGTTTTCTCACAATGACGTCACCGCCTTCAGCAACAGCTCGCATCACAAGTCTTTGAAGACCAAAGAGATTGTGACGCCCATCAAAATCAATAGCCGTGGTTTCAGCCCACCTTCTCCAAAGCTCTTTAAACCTCGGAAGTTTTGTTTGGGAACGAGCTTTTAATTCGGCAACAATTCCTTTGCCGACCGCATTCGATTCAATCAGCCGGATTCCCCTTTCCGCATAACCATTGTTTCGAACTAAGTCTCTGGAGCGATTCCTTAAAGTTTTAAGTGAGCCAAAAATTTCCGTGTT